AGCAATAATACTAGATAAATCTGCTCTAAAATCATCATCTTTACCTACAGCACCATCTAATGCTCCCATTACATATGCTTCATCTTTAGTTAAGATATCTTCCGGAGAAATAATCTTATCTAATTTGTTATTAATAAACATAGTAAACATAGAACTAAAGTCTGGACCAACAGAACCTTCACCAATCATTTGGATTAAAGGTAATTCTTGTTCAAACTTATCAATAGAACTAATAGCATTAAAGAATGTAGTTACTGATCTTGGATTAATCTTTTGTGTGACTAATTCAGGATGCATTAACATAAAATTTATACATCTACCATCAATATTTGCGGTCTCAGCCCACTTAGCCCATACTTTTACATCATACTTAAGCTCACATGAGATAAATCTTGTTTTCTGAGCTACATCAAGACTAGTAACATTATAGTCACCATTGTCTGGATTAGTAGTTAAGATTACATGCCAGTTCTTAGGAAGTTTCCAAGAAACATATTCTTGTCTATCTAAGATTTCCATGGTAGCTTGCATGAATCTATGGTCAGCTCTAGTATAATCATCTAATACCAAGAAGCCACCTTCACCTTTGCCTTGAATCCATTCAGGAGCAGCATGAGACATTCTTTTTCCTGATACTTTATAACCTTTTGCAGTAGCTGCATTTATCTGAGATTCATTAATCCAGGTAGTCTTACCTTCAGCATTTGTTATTTCAAATTCTTTTACAGGAAAACCAACTAAGTCACCTAATTCTTCTAACTGAGATAAATTAAGTTTTACTACTTGCATATCAAGTTCTTTACCTAACTGCATAATAGCAGAAGTTTTACCAAGACCTGCATCTCCTTCAATATTAATAGCTACAGGAACTTTACCTTCCTTTTGAATATGTTGGTTGTTACCAACCATGTGCTTAATAAACCCTTTTAATTCTTCAACATTTAATTGTACTTGACTCATGATTTTTTTTTTATATTTCTAATTTAATGACCTTACCCGGAAGATCTTCATTCATATATGATTGTTCTGACAAAACCCAAAGAACTTTTCCTTTTGGTGTTACAGATGTACTACATTCACCGTCAGTAAAATATACTAAACTTGTATATAAACCTTGATTTTCATTATAATAATTTAAGACAGGATCAAACTCTGTTCCTCCTCTTCCTAATACATTTAATTCAAATTTACCTTTATAAGATTCAATAGATCTGATATCAGTATCACATTGAACTATAGTAACATCTACTCCTGCTTTATAAATATGATGTATTTCACTCATAAACTCTTGTAGTTCAGAATCACTTACAGAACCTGAAGTATCTATACCTAACAACATATGTTGTTTCATCTTAAGTTTAAGACCAGGATTTGCATCATATCTTTTATTTTCTTTTCTTCTAACTTTTTTAGTATAAACTTTAGTTGAAACTCCATTAAATCTTCTGATATATCCTTTCCAATCAAACTTGGCAGCAACAACTTCTTCAAGTATAAGAACACCTTCTATTTCTCCAGGTACATTGCCTCTCTTTTTAAGTGTGTCTTCTTTTGCATCTGAGAGTATTTTTTGTACTTGTTTCTCAATAAGCTTTTGTTCAGCTTCTGTAAGATTTTCAAACTCATCCCAAGTACTATGGTCAGGCAAATCAGCACCATCACCAGCATCCATTTGATCACAAAGATCATCATACTTCTCATCACCACTTGTACCATTTGTATCTTTCTCATTCTTAGCCTCTTTAAGCTTATCATAATAATATCTACAACCTGCTTTAGTTTCTAAATTTAAATCAGGATAATTATTAATATCAATACCACCTTTTGGTAGTAAGTCATCACTAATATATTGATTTATTTCCATATCCATGGCAATATTTGCTAATCTTCTATCACTAAATTTAAATATTGTAGTTAAGTGACCAAAAGCAATATGTAAAAGCTCATGTTTAAGTAAGCCTAATCTATGATTTTCAGATAAATTTGTCCAAAAATCTTCATTTATTGCTAATTGGTAATTAATACCATTTTTACAAACACCAGCAGTTGGTATTCTTTTATTCCAAATCTTATTTAGTTTAATGAGAAAGAACCCATAATAGGGCTCTTTTAACATTAAATCTTTTCCTGTTTTACTTAAAGTATCTTCTCTATTCATTGTTTTTTATTTTTACATTTATTTCTAATTTATCTGTAGGATAACCCATATTATATAAATTATTAGAAAGTTGATTAGTAAATAATTCTAAATATAATTCTATTGATTCTTCACTACATTTATTATCTGTTAAAGCAGAAAATACTGTAGAAGAAGGTGCTCTATAATATGTATTATTAAGTTTTAAAACATTTTTTATAAGTTTAAAACCTTTTTTACATTCTTTTTTCCATTCTTCAGCTGTTGTTTTACCAAATTGATATAATACTAATAATTCACCTAAATGTTTTTTACTAGCATAGTTATCAATACATGAAAAAGCAATTATACCATTTTCTTTATCTTCAGAAAGTAACATATCTAATATGTTTTTAATTTCTTGTTTGTTTAAAATCATAATTTTACAATTACTAAATAATTTGCATAAGCATCTTCATATGTCATGGCCCATATTCTGTAGCCATCAATTATAAATAGTTGTTTTTCCATCAGTCTTCTATTTTAGTTTTTATTAAATTAATTGCTGTTTTAAAACCAGCTAAAAAACCTACATATAAATCAGGTTGAGGTTTACCATAGCTTTCTTCTATCATATACTTTTCAGCCATTTCTCTTAAAATATCATCAGTTATGTCTTCCATTAGTCTTCTATTTTATGTCCTAATACTTTTGTTACATATTCTTTATATTCTTCTCTTGTAAGTATATGAAGTCCTTCGTAACTTTTACCAGCATCAAATAAATTTTTTACAGTACCTAAAACATTTACAGTATCCATATACAAAGCATTCATAAGTGAAGGTTTTGTTTCTTTAGAAAATAGAGATGGATCAATACTCAAAGTAATAACTTTAACATCATCTATTTTTTCCAAAACAAAATACATTTCTAAAGGTTTCTCATCAGGAGTACTTTCATTAATAAAAACTATTTTAAGTTTTTGATCTCCTGCATTTAGTGTTTCATTATTTTTCATTAGTCTTCAATTTTTAGTGTTTCAATATAAGGGTTCCCTGTTTCAATAAATAATATTAGTTCTGCTAAAGTTAAATTTCTAGTAAATTTTATGTTACAAATACTAGCTGCTACAATATAATCTTGATTAGCTACATCTAATATTATTTTTAGATATTTATCAGTATTAAATGCTTCAATAAATTCTTCATTACTAAAACTTTTAAGATATTCTTTTTCTACTTTACTTAGTCTTATTACATATGTTAAATCCATCAGTCTTCTATTTTAAGTGTTTTTATCATAAGTTCTTTGTCAGTTTTAAATAATTCTACAGCTTTTAAAAATCCAGCTTCATAACCTTCTTTAACTTCTTCATATCTTTCATATTTAGAAATATGATCTCCTTTTTCCATTTTATGTTTTGAGACAGCATATTCATCTGCTAATCCCCAATAATTAATTATTTTTTCCATTAGTCTTTAATTTTAGTTTTTATTTTATTAATAAATTCAGGAAAAGCCATAAACCAAAGAGCATACAAACCCATGCATGTTAACAGTAATAAACTGATTCCTAGTATAACCAATACTATTATTCCAATAATCTTCATTAGTCTTCTATTTTAAGTGTTTTAATTGCCCATTCTTTAGGTTTACCTGATGATATCATATCAACCCATTCTTTAGCAGTAGGAATGTAATTATTACAATCTTCTTTTACATGTTGTTCTCCAACATATCTTGTATATACAGTTTTACCATCTGAATTTATAAATGAGTTACCAAATACTTTTTCACATTCAAATATACCTTCACTATGATGTCTAAACATTCTGTGTTTACTGTGTCCTATCCAAGCCTTAGTTTCATCAAACCAATCATGAATAGGTTGGTAATCAGATAACTGACCACCCCATTTTCTAACTGAGGATTTGCAATGTTGCATTGGATGTGCCATTATTCTAAACTTTTACTAATTAAATCTCCATCATGTCCAAATTCTTCAGTATCAGTAACATAAATAATATTATTTATTTCATATTGACCTGAAGGAATTTTAATAATCATTGTTCCATAACCACCATCATTATTCCACCAATCTTCTAAATCATTTAGAATTTTTTCATTTGCAAAGTCTATTAAATCATCTCTAAGTTCACCATCAAGATTTTGTAAATAAAGAGTGTCTTCTTGTCCATAATTACTTAAATTCATAATATCATAAAAAGTAACTTCTTTAGTTGTAGTATATACAACATCATCAATATCTCCTGAATCTCCACTACCTGAGTAGAATATTTTAATTCCCGTAACACCAAGGTCAGCCAACTGTAATAGAAGGCCTGTCATTTCATTTTCTGTCATATTATTTTGTTTTGTAAAATCTGCCAAGGATATTGGCATTTAAATAATTTTCTTTCTCAAGCACTTCATACTTAAACTGGTGCTTTACTTCTTGATAAGTTAATTCTGTAGCAGAATAACAAATTAACAAGATCTCTCTTTTAATAGTAACTCCTGCTTTGTGAGCTTCTTTTAATTGTTGATTACTACTATAGTAATTTTCAAAATTAGCTTTTTGTTCTTTAGTATATTTCTTTAACCTTTTATCAGTAACTAATGCTAAAGCTTTTTTACCAAGTTTCTTTTTTACATTTGAAAAAAAATTCTTTTTACCAATATAGGCATAAGTATTTCCATTTAATATCACTGACATGTGATAAATAAACCCAATACCATTTTCTGGTATATTTGTTTCAGTAAACTTTTTACCTTGGTAAATCCAACTCATAATGCTTGTTTTAGTAAAGGTAATAATATTCCTCTAACTTTATCAACTCCATGTTTTTCAATAGAATCAGATAAATCTTTTTCCATAGGAAGAACAACATAATTAAAATTATATTTATGTTTATATCTTTCAGCAGCTTTGATACCAGGTTCATCATTATCAAACAATACAATTATAGATTTATAACTTTTACTAAGTTTGTTAATTATAGTTTCTGAAATCATAGTATTCTCACTGTCTGGTGCTATACATTCTGCATTAGCTATTTTGAGTTTTTGAAATACCATAAGATCTTTTAAAGAAGAAGTTATAATTAAATAATCTTTTTCATAACTTATTTGATCAAGACCTTGTACATAATTTTGTACTTTAATGAATTTTTTATCAGAATTTTTTGGCATATAAACTTTATATAAAGAACCATCATTTCTAAAATATCCATAAGTATATGGTCTTTCAAACTTAAATAAAAGTATATTACCATCTATATCTTTTTTTTTCATTGTAAAATATTGCAATGGTGATACATTATAATGCTCAAGTAATTTAGAACCAATTTTAAATCTTGTCCAATATTGTTGATCTATTGTATTCCAATGTCTTATTTCATGGTCAACTACTTTAAATTTATCATGAATTTTAAATTCTCTTTTTTCAAAAAAAGTATTATTAGCAATAAAGTCTTCATAATCAGAAAGTATTTTATTTACTGCATTAGCTCTAGTTGGCATATTATATAATGCTTTAACTAATTCTATGCTATCTCCTTGAATACCAGATGAAAAGTCTTTAAACTTATAATATCCTGAAATTGTATCTGTATAAATACACATTGAAGGTACTTTATCTTTTGAATTAAATGCAGATAAAATTTTTACATCTTGTCCTGTGAGTTTTTCTTTTAAATTTAAATAATTTTCAAAAACCCATTCTCTTGGTACATCTTTTAAATCTGAAATTATGTGTTTAGTTGAAATCATAATATAAATTTTAACAATAAAAAAGAGGAACCATTTCTGATTCCTCTTATAACTAAATTTTATTTAGTCTAAATTGAAATCAGAACTTGATTTTGTAGTTGTAGAAAAATCATCATCATCACCAAATTTCTTTACTTCAGTAACTTCTAGTTTTTTAAGATGTTTTGCTTCATCATATACTAAAACTTTACCTTGTTCAATTTCACCATAAGCATATTTACTTTTTTCTGCTTTAGCCAAATACATATCATAATTGATATAACCAGACTTGTTTAAATATTCTTTACCAGCTACACAAAATTCTAAATACTTATTTTGAAAAAGACCTTCTTTATTAAAAGCATTTACAAAATCTTCAATAGTTTTGTGTTTATCATTTTCTCCTACAAACCATTCATTAAAACCAAGAGTTTTAGATAAATTTTGTAAAAAAATTAATATTGATCTGTCTCTTTGAATTTTAATTCCAGACTTAGTTTCACCATCTGCAAAAGCATATTGACTAGCTTTTACTCTACCAATTTGACCTTCATAGTGTCCTTTTGACTCATCATCTTTATCAAGCATGAATCCTTCAAAACCTGGAATAGGTTCTGTTTCAACATGCAATATTAAATGATAAGCCTTATCAATAAATCTAAAATCTTCTAATTCAAGACTATTAATTTTTAATACTAAATTACCTGGTGCAATTGTTTTTACTCCTCCTGAGCCTGTGCCCAAGTCTGTTGTACTTAATCCCATTTTTATTTTGTTTTATTTGTTACATATATATTTTATCCCAGTGAAACTTCATTTCACCTTTGTTATTCATTTCAGAAACTACTATCTCTTCATTTCTTAGGTGTTCTGGTCTTGCACCACAAGTTACTCCTTCACTAGTTTTAAAAGATATGATTGTTTTATTATCTTTTCTAAACATGTAACCTATTGCATCAGCATTAGCACATATTAAAGATTTAATTTTACCAGTTAAATCTATGTTAGATGCCATTACCATTTCTCCTTTATCATCTACCTGTTTGTCTTTAATATGACCAGATAAAATAATATGGGGTGCTAAGGTATCAATAAAATCTAAAACTTGAAAAAAAGCTTGTCTTAAATATAAATATCCTGCACCATTAGGTAATGATAATACATTGTCTCCATCATAATGTTTACCCATAGATGTTTCTTTGTATAACTTTACTGCCAAAGGCATTACCATATCTTCTAAAGCTGTTACAGTATCTATAGTAACATATTTATATGGATTATTTGCTTCTTTGATTGCTTTACCAGCATCTAGAAGTTCTTTTAGACTTGAAATTTTAATTTTCATAGCCTCTACATAATCAGAACCATTTTCTAAATCCATTAATAAATTACCTTCTAGACCAGAAAAAGCAGTTGTTTTTCCTGTTTTAGGTTTAGAATAAATAATTAATCTTTTAGGATTAAATCTTGTTGGTTTTTCTTTTTTTGTTGGAAGTATTATACTCATTGTTTTTCAATTAAATTATTTAACCATAACTTATTACTAACTGGTTTTTTCCACATAATAGCAGCAAAGTCAGTAATAGACATTTCAGATAGTAAAGCATCTTC